GACCAATGGACGGAAACGGTGTACATCAAGGCTCTCACGTACGAGATCAGCAGGGAGACGTACGAGACGCTTTCGTCCGAGGCGAAGAAGGCGTACAGAGCCATGGAAGGTGAAAAACTCGTTCGCGTTGAGAAACAAATCGCCACACAGGAGGCGTATGATCTCATGACCGAGGAGGAACGCGCAAATTACACGAAGTATCAAGCGAAGCCGACGACCACGGACAAGACCGTGGACGAGTGGGTGGCGCTCGAGGACGCCGCCGAGAAGGCGAAATACGTGTTGAAAAATCGTCGGGTGTACGAGCGCATGGAGCAGTGGGAATCGAAGGATCCGTTGTTCACGAACACCACCGTGGAGACGAAACAAGAGATGGTGGACGTCCTCGACGAACACGGGCAGCACATCTACGACGACGACCCCGAGGAGACCGAACTCCCGTACGAGATCCGATACCTGACCACACAGGGGGCGATCACCACGAGACACAACGCGGTGTACTACGCGGCACTTTTGAGTTGCACCCTCATGGGTTAAAAATAATCTCGCATGGTAATACTATAAACCATGAGTGCGGGTATCACGCAATTGCTCGCGATCGGTGCCCAAGACAAGGAAATCACGGGAGATGCGACCGTGAGCTACTTCAGAAGTTCATTCAAACGTCACACGAATTTCGCCCAGACGGTGGAACGACAGACGATCCAGGGTCAAGTCAAGGCGAACGCCATGTCGACGGTGCGTTTCGAACGCAAGGGTGATCTCCTCTCGTACGTGTACTTGACGCCGCTCACGAATGGAACTCAGGCGAACACGTCGATCTCCGATTGGAGCACCGTGATCGACAAAGTACAATTGGTCATCGGCGGGCAAGTCGTCGACGAGCAAGACGCTATTTTCACCCAGCGTTTGGCGCCGACGATCATGGCACAGAACCACGTGCAATCGGCGGACGGTAACGTCTTCGGTGGTTCGACGAACGCGCAGTTCTACCCGCTCAAGTTTTGGTTCAACTCCTACGCCCAGGCGCTCCCATTGGTCGCGCTCCAGTACATGGACGTCGAGATTCGCATCCACTGGGGCGCCGAAGTCGGCGACAAGTGGGAGGTGTGGGCGAACTACATCTACCTGGACGGACCCGAACGCGAGTACTTCGCGAGCCAGCCGTTGCAATACCTCGTCACCACGGTACAAAAGTCGTTGGCGACGAACCTCAAGGTTCACGAATTAAACTTCAACCACCCCGTCAAGGCGATCTGTGCGGCGTCGAGCACGGGTGGTTCCGTGGCGCTCGCGAGCATCACGAACCGCTTGAAGTTGCAGATGAACGGCATCGACGTCGGTGATTTCCGATTGGCGCAACCGCACTTCACGCAAGCGGCGGCGTACTTCCACTGCCCGTTCGCGGTCCGCGCGAACCTCGCGGACAACATCATCATCATCCCGCTGTGCTTGGACACCTCGAAGGGGCACATCAGCACGGGTTCGGTGAACTTCTCGCGACTCGACTCCGCGCGCTTGGTCTCCGAGACCGCGACGAGCCAACAAAACCTGTACGCGATCGGGTTCAACCTCTTCGTCGTGAAGAACGGCATGGGTTCTTTGGCGTTCGCCAACTAAACTAAATTAATTCTCTGTAATATTGTAACATGAGATTACACGTCATCGCCATAATCTTAGCCGTGCTCTTCGTGCTCACGTATGACCCCAAAACCCGTGCGCTCGAAAAATACATCATGGGTCCCACCGCCTCCGTGAACGGACAGGCGAGTGGTCCCACGCCCATCGACGTGCAGTGTAAACATCCACATTTCCAGGCGAGAAACTTTGGCGAGCCCGTGTACGATTGTCCTAAAAGTAATTCGAAAATGGGTGCGATTCATTCGGCTTAAAAGGATGTGCAGTAACACAAATAATAAACCATGATTCAAATGGATCGACAATTGCTCACCATGATCGCAGCCGCCGTGTGCGTCGCGGCGTGCATCTATCTGTTCAAGGAGATGAAACAAGCGAAAGAGGACGTCGACGGATTGAAGATGGTCCAAACGAAGATGATGCACATGCTCACGCCTCCGCCCCAGCCGAGACCGTTCGGGATGCCGACGTCGCCACCGCCGCCACCGCCACCACCGATGCCGACGCAAAAGCAATCCACGATGGAATCTGCGCCAGAAATCGATGAATCGGTGGACGACATCGCGGAAGAAAAATAAGTTCACCCATGGTAGATGGAAATCAACAATCATCATGAAAAAACACAAAGCCATTGCCATACCAGTCACATTCGAAACGGACGATAAGAAACCACGGTTTCTTACGGTTCGCGATCGCCGGTGGCACGAATGGATATTCGTGACCGGTGGATGCCGCAAGCGCGAGATCATGTCACCGCTTCGGTGTGCCCTCAGGGAGTTGGAGGAAGAGACTCGCGGATGCATGAACTTGCGAAGTGGGTCTTACACGGAGTTTTCGTTCATGGTGAAGGACAAGGAGGATGGGTTCGATCTGCATTACTCGGTCTACGTGTTTTTCGTGGACGTGAACAACGCCCAGCGTCAGGCGATGGTGCGAAAGTTTTCAGAGGAAAAGGCGAAGATGCAACTCAGGAAACACAATAAACTGCCGATCAAACGCGTGTACGACGAGAACGATTTCATGTCGTGGGACACGCTCGAGGATTTCAACAAACGCAAACAGTGGAAGATGCAGGTGGATCACATTTTGAAAAATCCCGAGTTTTATTCCGCGGTAAGTTCGCAATATAGAAAAACGTTTAACTATGTAAAATGAAGAGTAAGAACTTCATCCTCACCCAAATTAAAACAACCATGCTCGAAAAGGGTCATTCCGAGGCGGACGCCGACAAGTACGTCGACGAGATCAAGGACAACACCGTGTACGAGCTCTTAGTGCTCAAGAAGGAGATCACGACCGCCGTGGTCGACGACGCACCGGACGACGCGCCGCTCGAAGAGGGAGAGGCGTCGAGGTCGTTATTTGACAGACTTAGAGGGGTCGTCCGTTACGAAGACTAAGGGCACCCTCATGTTTAAACAATGGTGTCAGGAAAACAGACTAAACAACGCTTCCAATCTCTCGCACGTGCTGATGAACGGGGGGAAACTCAGCATACCCGAGGACAGACTGAAAGAGTTCTACAAGGTCTACTGCGACGCGGTGACGTCGGGTGAAAAACTGTACGTCGTGGAACAAAAATCCGAGCTGTACAATTTTTTCGTCGATCTCGATTACAAGAGTAAGGAATCCCTGGATCTTCCAGAAGTGGAGTCCATCGTGAAAGTGATCTGTAACAAGGTGAAAGCGCACGGGGGGAAGGACGCCCTCGTGTGTCTGGCACCACCCAAGAAGGCTGGGAACGACAAGATCAAGACCGGCATACACATCAACTTCCACGGGTTCGTGGTCGATCAGCGAGCGGCGATCGCGCTTCGACAACACATTCTCATCGCCCTGTACACGGCGAAACCGGGCGTGGAATGGAGCGACGTCGTGGACTCGTCCGTGTACGGAGACGCGTCGAGGGGTAGTAAAGGAAGTGGTTTTCGAATGCCGTGGAGTCTGAAACGCGCGCGATGCGAAGATTGTGGTGGGAAAGGGTGTTCGGTGTGCGAGAACCACGGTCGAGTCGATCAGGTGGCGTACTTACCCGTGTACGTGTACCGGCACGGTCCACTGCTCTCCATGCTGCAACGAATCGACCAGACCCCAGACCCGACGACGCTCGAGATGTCCTCCGTGCGCTCGAGCGCGACGACGCACACGATCGTGCATCCCCCGAACACGGCGTTCAAGGAAGGATCGTTCACGAAACACGAGACCAACGACGAATTCGCCGATGAAGACGCCATAGCGGATCTCGAGGCGTTCGTGCGGAAATACATGGAGGGACAGGCGAGTTCGCGATTGACCAAGGCGTACAAACAAAAGAATGGAAACCTCATCGTCGCGACGACGAGCCGGTACTGCGAGAACACCGGTCGCGACCACGGGGGAAATCACGTGTGGTTCCTCGTCACCGGCGACGCAGTCATGCAAAAATGTTTCTGTCGATGCGAGACACTGGTTGGTCGTCAATTTGGATTTTGCAAGGATTTCACTGGCAAGGAATACAAACTCACGTCCGACGTGAAGAAGTCGCTGTTCTCGAGCACTGACGACGCGCCGACGAAGAAATCCGCACCGAAGAAGCGTCCACCAGCACCCTCGAATTTTTCAGACGTGAAATCCGAGATGGAAACATTCATTCGCAAATATTTTAAAGGACACGAGGACACCAAGGTGGTCGAGGTGTGTAAGAAAGGGGGTCGGGTTTTGATCGCCACGAATTCGAAGTTTTGTGCGAACAAGGCGACCGATCACGATAAGTTTGTCAGTTTCACCGTAGATAAATCGGGTATGATTCAACAGTTGTGTGGGTGTAGGAACATGCAGAAGATGAAACTGTTTGCGAGTACGGTGGACAAACTCAAAAAAAAATAGACTTCATGTAACAGAGATGGCACTGTACCTCCTCGGTGCGACCGGGTTTTTGACGTATCTCCTGACCGCACAGCGCCAACGCGTGACCCTGGATCTTCGCGATCTCAAACTCGAGGCACACGCGTTCTCGGGCGTCGACCCGACGGAATTCATGGCGTTCCTAAAAAATCTGGACAAGATCGAATTGTACATCGACGAACCGGACATGGCGTCGTATTTTCTCTACACCGCACTTGACCACTTGAGTAATTTAAAATTCAGTAAATATGGGATCGAGGCGGATATAGAAGATATAGTCTCAAAAATAGGATTCGCCGCGGAGCTTTCTATAATGGACAGTGCGATCCGTGAAAAGAAACGTTTCACCCCGAAGTACTTAAACGAAACCTTCCAATACAAATCAGAATAACACACATGACGATGTTGAGAACGAGATCTGGGCGCACTATCAAAAAACCCGAACAAATTTACATTCCGGAACTCGATTTCGCCGAGGACGACTTCTCGGATTCCGAGTACGACGACGACGATATCCTTGACGATTCGGACATCGACACGGAGGACGAGTTGGACGACGACGACGACGACGACGACGACGACGAAGAAGAGGACGATGCCGAG